GCCAGGGACTTAGACTAATATCCTAGGTCCGAGGCGAAAGGGATGTTTTCACATCTCCCACAGGGTATTAAAACCCCCTCTCCGTACTAATACGGAGAGCGCCTCCCGAGCTTGATGTTGACGGACTCGGGGCGTCCAGAACGCTCCAAGTGCTCATCATCGACGCTCGCAACGTCGAATTGCCTTGGACGAGGGTCCTGGTCTAGCCTTTTACAGCTAAACTGGGGTGCCTCGCTACCAAGTCGCAAGAGACACTTGAGTAGGGCACCAGTCCCATCGAGAGAATCTCGAGGGGATTTGGCATGCACGTAATAGCCCTTGGTTAGGGGGCTATGCATGTATGGATCCAGTCCATCGAATTGGTATCCGAGGACTGACTCCCTGCCCAACAGTGGTGAAGATGGAGCGACGTTCGGAAAATGCGTTAGCAATTTTCCGAGGTAATCGTCGAGCCATCTAGCAGATTCCCATAAACCAGCCCAATAGAACTGGTTGCGAAGGGAAACTGCTGATATTACACCACTAGCATCCTGCCGTCGTGTAGGAAGAACCTGACGGACCTTGACGATTGAAACGTCATGACCGTCATAGTACTCCCTGCCGCAAGACTCCCTGAACCTTCCGGTCCAGTAACTCTTGCTGACGTTAACCACATACCCAAAAGTATGTAGTTCGTCAACGACGGACAGCACATAGTCTCTGGGGACGATCAAATCGTCACCAAAGACACGCACCTTCTTGGAGAAAAGCTTAACAAGCTGTCTCCGAGGAAGTGAAGTGCTGAGCTCTCGCTCAATACCCAAAAAGATCAAGGTCAAAAAGACCATGGCCTCAAAGGGAAAGCAGAGAGCTGAACCCATAGACGCGAACTTGGCCAGGCGTATTACGCCATGGCCAGGTACATCAGCCTTCCTGGAACGTGCTGATTGGACGGCCTCAAGCAAATGAGGATATCCATCAAGCATCGCCAGTACATGCTGATTCGAGACACGATCGGACGCCTCACTCAAATCGAGTGTGGCCAGATCCCCGCTGAGGGATCCGATACGAGCAAGAAACCTATTAGGTTCCTGATCGTCAAATCCGATAACGCGAGAGAGGAAACCATCCTCCCTAATCGCGCTCAGAAGAGCACGCAATATTGCCTGCTGCGAGTATTGCATCGCAGTAGGCTCAATTGCAATGATTCTGGGTGTCTTGAGCGTTTTAGGTACCGTGATAACCCTAACGGGCATCTCGGCACCGGGTTCGAGGAGGTCAAGCTCCTGGTTCAGCCCTGGCTGAAAGCTAGGGCTGGAAACCAGAAACTCCTCAGCGGGTAATATACGCTGAAGACGAGTGGTCCAGGTTCGCAGATTCCACTTAGCATTACTGCTAAGCCGATCTGCGACAGCGCCCGGTCCATGCTTTGGAGTGAGTCTCGCCCAGTAGACATCTCTGTCTGCTTTAGCGAAGACCCCACCAAAAAGCAAATCGGACATGCGCTTGAAGTCCGCAAGAAATTGCGGATCCAAACGATCATCTGATTCCTTGACCTCCTTCTCACATTGGATGTAATCGAGCATTGCTCGCCTTTCGCGTTCAGGTGTTACCACCTGAAGAGAACTTCCATTACTGGAAGTTCCCGGAAGGGCGATCTTGCTAAACCCCAGTGTTAACTGGCGTATAGCATAGATTGCTTCAATGTCCGGCTCATCCAACAGCACGCCACTACAAGGATCGAACACACGTCCAAGGAAACCTTGCAAAAATGCAGGGAGACCAGTAAGACGACCACGCTTTCTTGCGAAAGCGGGGGCGTCCGAAGGGACGACAAAACCTTGGTCAAGCCATTTTTGGATGGCCTTTCCAAAGTCTGCCAGGGTTATCGCCAAAAACGATAGCCCCTCGTGTTCGAACCGACTCTCGACAGTAGTTATGTCGAGAGTGGCGCTTGTGCAACATCGCACTGCCAATTCCTTGGCTGTGCAGGACCAGAGTGACGTCAGGCTTTTCATAGTCCCCTCCTTTCGATAGGAAGGTGGCTATCCTTAGCTCAGTCGTCAATGTCACTACTCGTCAATGGAGGACTGCCCGCTGCAACTCTCTTAAGGTTTGTTAAAGCCCTAAGAAAGTACGTAAGGTAAATCCTCTCCTGGTCGGACCTTTCGGGTCCGGTCAAGATAGTAATATGGAGAATATCGATCGGTCTTTCGACCGAACCGGTAACACCCCATGTACACATTACACGAGTAGAGTTCACTCCCTCATCAATGGCAGGCATTAAACCAGCCACTGATGAAGGCTTCTCCTACCAATGTAAGGGCATTGATCACTGCCAAGAGAACTACCATCCATGATTTGGAAAAGGTAGTTCTTGGATCAGTGTCATGCACGCGCCTACCGCCATAAGAATGGCGGCGGTCGCCGTGGCGAACGATCAGGTTGTCAGGCCTGTCGAAGCCACCCTCTTGGTGACCAGACAATCACGTTCTTCCAGTGCATAGAGTCTTACGACTCTCCGCCCAGGAGTTTTGTGATCATCTGGTCCGTGGTGGCGGTGTACAGGCCCTTAAAGCCTGTGTACTCCGCCAACGCCTCCGCGTTCGAGTAGCCGGCGACGGGAAGGTCGAAAACGATGTAACATGACATCGAGACCTTCACGTTCTCCGACGGCTTAAACGGGTCGGCGGTAACCTTCGAGGAGTCGAGCCGCAGCAGCCTTCGCGTCCGCTTCCCATAGTCATGGGAGGCGGTGATCTTGCGAAGGCCGTCACTGCTCAGGTACTCACTTGAGTTATCCTCCATGCCCACTCGGGGCAAGGAGGACGTGACACCTGAGACAGTGATAGACAGCGGTTCGGTGAACGACATGAGCATCACTCCTAGGAGCCTTGTAAGACTCCATTGGCGTTTGACAAACGCGGCGCAACATCCCTTAATGCGTCTTGGAAATACCAAGAGCAGCAAGGATGGACTTCTGACGATCCGACAAAGAATCGTAAGTAAGTCCGAAGCCGTAAGGCGATGCCTGAATTCGACGTTTCGTCTCATTGACGGTAGTCAAATCAGCTGGACGTCGGCCCTCGGATTTAAAACCCGTTTTGCCGACGTACGTATACGTATATGAATGGACACTATGTTCCATCATATAACCGTATAGCATCACTTGGTTGTCGATAGCCCAATCCGACCAGTTCTGAATTACAGAACCGGTATCGGTGAACCAGTCAACAAGCCAGCTCCAAGGAGCCAAGTTCCAGAGACTATCTGGAGTTAGGTCCAATCCCAACAACTTCCGGGATTGGATGACTGCACGTGCAATACGATTCCTTACCCCATCAGGGGGAGGAACGTAATACGTGAAGGCACCCGAAAACCAGCGATCAACTCGCTGAACCTCGGTCCTAACAACTTGGCCACTCACTGGAGGCGACGTATAGAGAGCACCCGCACCAGGCCCATAAGGGTTGGCGTTGGGATAATCTACTATAGAGATCGTCTTCAGTGACGGTGGAAAGGAGTACTTCCTGCGCGTAATGCGTCCACTCCCGCGTTCAAAATCCTTAAGGATCTTGTTCGCGTGAATTACTGCGTTCGCCATAGAACGCAGATCGGACACAAACGGCAACCATCCAAATTGGTAGTTCAGATGTTCTTTCGCCAGTGCCTTTCGGCGCTGACGGTTAGACATCCGAGCAAAGCCTTCAAGGCCTGAACCAATAAGCTTGGGAATACCCTCGCCTACAAGTTCACCAAGGAAGGTGGTTACCGAAGCGGTAGGATTTGCAGGACTGCACCGAGCAATAGCTTGAGTACCGAAAGCAACAAGTTGCTTTTCAGTAGATTCAAGCGACGTTGGAAACAACGCCAAGCTCGGGCTCAGAGGCCAAATCGCACCAACGTATGTATAACGCTGGTACGGTAGTGACCCTGCGAAATTATCACCTTGAAGAGTTACGTCAATGGGTGTTCCCACTGCGTAAATCTTGTTGGTGTAAAACGGTCCTCCAATATCCCCTTTGTAGACCCCCTGTTTATGGGATCTCCAATCAGGATGACTCCACGTCTCAGTCATCTGAGACCCGTTGAGACTCTTCACAGAATAATTAACCGGTGTATCCGTCTTACGATAGTAAGGCGGTACTGCCAGAAAATCCTCCTGTGTAGACAAACCGCGAACCCTACCCGTATAGGGTATGACTCGTCGTTTTGTTTGTTTCAACGGCACCAGAGCTCCTACGGTCCTGGAGAGTAATCTCTCTCCAATCTAAGTACCAACAATGGTGTTTTACCACCACCATAGGTACAAGGACGTTGCACTGCGCCGAGGGCCCCTTGCGGGGC